AAGTCTCAGAAGCCGAACCGGCTAATGTTCTTAATGATCCAATGATCTCTTGGTCGATCTCAGCAGTGATCTCTTGGGCTAATGCCGCCATGATTTCTGCTTCTACATCGATACCTTGCTGTGCTTGAGCATCTTGAGCCGCTTCAAAAGTCCATCTTGCTGATAGTTTTCTTGATTTGGCTTCAACTGGTTGTTTCAAGATTTGGATTGATAATCTCTTACCAGGTGTACCCTCTAAAGAAGCAGTTGATGCCGCTTTTGGAGTGGTGTTGTTCTGGTTACCAGCGTATGCTTTCGCAATTTTGAATGGAGATAATGCTTCTTCACCAGCAGTTGTGTTACCGCTTACTGTGTCTGCATATCTTATTCTTAGTGTGTGGATTTGTCCCACAGGACCAGACATTGGTTGTACACCCACGATCTCGTTAGCGATCACGGTTGGCATAACCCTTCTGATTACTGGTAGGATAACCCTGTTTAACGTAGCAACATTACCAGCAGATGTGGCACCTGCAGTGGCTTGCTCTGACAAATATCTCTTTGTGTTTTCTAACACAACATCCATTGTCTTTTTCTTGTTGCCTGCTAAACCTTCGGTTAGAGCGGCTTTAGTTTCGCCCCATTTTGATTCAAATATCTCTGACATTTGATGTTCCCCTTGTTTAGTTGTTTACTTTTTGTAGACCCGCTAATACACGGATGCTACTTAAATCAGCATCATCCCTAGTCTGTCTATGGTCCGCTTTGTCTCCAGATGATTCAGAAATTATCTTCTTCATTTTGGATACAGGAGCATCTTCCATTACAGCAGGTAGATACTTGTCGTAAGCAGATTTTAATTTATCAGTATTAGTTGATTCTAACAACTGACTCATAACTTCTGCTTTGTCTTTGCTCAAAGGTTTGAGCAACTCAGCCATCGTTGCCTTACGTTCCATCAAATCTTTCTGACGTGTTAACTCAGCGTCTTTAGATTCAATCACCGTTTTTGCCTCTTCGATGGATTTCTCGGCATCTTTTAACTTAAGAGTGGTTTCATCCACTACTTTCATTAACTTCGAAGTCTCAGATTTCTCATTTAAGTAAGAAGCCTGATACTCTGAAGCGAACGCCTCGAAAATCTTTTTACCAAAGTTGATTTCTCTGGCAGAACTGATGTCTTCTTTCAATTGAGCAATTTCCTCGCCCAATTTTTTAGTGACAGCAGTTTCAACCACTTTGGCAGATTTTTTAATGAAGGATTCTTTTAATTTTGCCAACTGTGCTTTGGCTTCCTTCACTAATTTAACTTTGGTTTCCACTACAGATTTTTTGTCTTCAGAAAACTCTTTGATCTCTTTGGCAAGAGCGTTTACCACGAACTCTTCCAATTTCGCAAAGTTTTCACCGACTGATTTTCTGTCTTGGTGTAGTTCCTTAACTTCATTTGTTAATCTATCAAGTACAAAGGCTTCCATTTTTTTGCTGTGGTCACCCATTTTGTTCTTGTAGCCCATTTTCTCAACAGCAAGTTGCTTTCTGTCTTCAACGAATTTGTTAATCTCTTCGCCTAACTTGTCAGACATCATTTTGTCGATAGCCTCGACCATGTTTGACTTGTCGTGCTCGTATCTTTTAGCAAATTCTTCTCTTAACTCGCCAGTCACTTGCTCTCTGTTTTCTTTTACTTTTGAATCCCAGGCCTCTTCGATTGACTTTTTAGTGTCTTCACCGATCACGCCTGATTCAACTAGTTTTGATATTGCGTCGAACATTTTACTTCAACCCCTTTATTATGTTGTTTAGTGCCTCTTGGAGGTATTTTTGTGCTTTTTTGTCATTTCTAACTTCGTTGGCCAGACCCAATGCCCTGTTTCCGCCTCTTGTGTTCAACAAGTGTTCGTAAATTGGGGTTGGGTAAGCACCTGGTGCCGAAGGTTGGGCCACAACATCAACTGTGATGATTTCAAAGTCCGAAACTTCGCCATTGCCATATTCAGAAACATTTCCGCTTCCTCTAGAGCTGACGCCTAGTTTCACACCTGATTCCAACATTGTTTTGACAAGTTGACCCATTGGTGTTGGCAGGATTTTCATCTTGCCGTATCCATTTGGACCGTCCATCCACATTTCTGTAATCATGTGTGAAACACGGTCCAAATTAATTTTTAAATCGTCCGGATGATCTACTTCACCTAGTACGCTGTAACCAGAACTGACCTGATCATTGAGTGTTTTTACTGCCTTTTGTATTTCATTGACAGGGTACACTCTTTGATTGGCATTTTTAATGCCACCTTGAATACAGATCCCCTTCATGTACAAATCCTTGCCGTCTTTTCCCTCGTGCAAAACCTGTACTCTAGCCTGATCAAAGGTTAAGTGTTCTCTAAGATATAATGACATCCCGACTCTCCTTGTCTCCGTTAACTTATTTTACAGAATTAACTGGAGATTTTGCTGATTTGTCTGAACCATCCGCGGTATTGGCTTTTTCTGCTTTCATGGCAGGTGCCTTGTCTTTACCTGGAGTGTTAGCAAATTCACCCATTTTCTGAGCAGTTGGGGCAGTTCTACCTTTTTCGTCCGCACCGCCTTTGGCGATGTTTTTGGCTCCGTGTCCCATTTTAGTTCCTGCGTCTGTTACTGGTGATTTTGCGCCTTTGTCCGAATGGTCTGCATTATCCGCCGACTTTTGGATTTTGTACTCATCCATTTTTTCTTTTTTCTTGTCGTCGTGTTTTGCTTCCATTGGTTGGATTTCGTCAGCGATCGGCTCTTCTACAGACTCTTCTTCTTTATGGTCGTCCATGTCATGGTCGCCATCGTCGTCTTTGTCTGTTCCTGCCATCATTTTTTCGAATTCTGCTTTAAGTTCGTCTAAAGCGTCTTCTAAATCGGCGACTCTTTCTTCTGTGTCACCTTCCTCACCTTGATCATCCGCATCCATGTCGTCGCCCATATCGTCAGCGGCCATTTCGCCTTCTTCTTCGGCAGAAATGTCTTTCACTAATTCGTCAGTAGCGTCTCCGCCTACTTCCTCGATTGACTCTTCTTCGTTGGTTGCTTCGTCTTGGTCTTTAGAAGTTTCTTCGATTTCAACTTCTTCGCCTTCGTCAACTTCCTCGTCTTTGGTTTCTTCCACTGCTTCTTCTTTCGCAGTTTCTTCTACCTTGTCTTCAGAGGCTTTAGAGGCTTCTTCTATTTCTTTCTCATCTTTATTTTGAGAAGTTTCTTCTACTGTTTCGTCTGCTAGTCCTTCGTAGATGTCTCTTGACTTTTCTACAACGATTTCATGAAATAACGCTTCCGCTTTTTCATTTTCTTCGTTCACTAGCAAATCAAGTAATTGTTCAAATTTATTTGACATTGCACGTGCTCCTTTTAGATTTGTACTTTAAAGTACTGATATTTACACAAAAGGCGATAAAACGGTGGCAAAAAGCGGTCATTTTGGCACTTTTTACTATTTGATGACTTATAAATGTAATTCCAAATTATATATCTTCAAAAATTCTTCAATATAGATGTGTTTTATATTGTTACTGAACTCTAGATCGTGTGGTTTGAACCAGTTTTTTGGAATAACGCGAGTAAATTTGGTGTTAGGATAGTCCTTGATCACGGTTTTTGTTTGATTTAACCAATTACCATAAAAGGTGGCTTCGTCTTTTGTCTTTTTGTAGTTCCTTGTGTCCTTGAAAATGTTATTAAAAGTAAACCTATTTGCTTTTTCATCTGTTCTGTGTCCTTGATAATCGAACCCTAGTATGTTAATCTCGGTGTGACCTTGATCACATGCGTGTTTCAAAGCGGTCGGTCCAGAACTCCAACCGAGACTTGGTTTGAACCATCGCACGTGATTTTTAATTTTATCGTGTTTGTCGTATTGATGATTGTAGTTTGACCACACCTCGTTGTTGACAGGGTAGTCTGTTTCACCGATTTCTATTATCATCTTTGGATCGACTGCTACAAGCACGTCTGGTCTGTTGTCCCTGTAAACTCCATTGCAGGCCCAGACTTTGCCGTGCTGTTTAAGATCATCTATCTTGATGCCACGACGTGATTCGCCGTTACCTAATACAAATGCTATGGACATTATAACTCTAAGTTATCTGTGCCTTGGGGTTGTCCGTACATTTTTTGGACAAATACTGCTTCTTGCTTCTGTTCTTCGTCGTGCTGTTCAGACGCAAGTCTCATTTTGTTGATATCTTTAAGGGTAAGTCTGGTTTTTCTAGTGTCACCGTCGTCTAGAATAGAAATATCGTCTTCTGCGTTGTAGTTTTTTTGTTGCTCTAGACCCTGTTCACCGTGATAAAAAAATTCGTTGAGTTTCATAAACGTATTTATTAAGTGGTGCCTCCACCGCCTGGTGTAGTTCCTGGTGTGCCTGTGTTACCCGTAGGACCAGTAGCACCCGGGGTTCCGCTCTGAGATTCAGGCTGTGGTGAGTCTGGACTTGCCTCTGGTTCGGCAAATTGATCAAGATCTGCTTGTATGCCGGCCTGTGATACGCCTGCTGTTCTCATCTGTGTTGATTTTGTCTGTTTTTTCTGTGCTACATTGTTTTCTTCCGCCCAGAGTTGTGAGTTTTGTGCCATTTCTTCTTCGGTCATGCCCAGGAATCTTTTTAACGCAAACCTTTTGGACATGTAAGGCAGTTCGGCAATCTGAGTAAATGTGCCTACCCTTTGCTGATCCATTTCTGTTTGCCTGTACTGAGCAAAGTTTTGTGGCGGATTTAATTTGATCTCAAACATAGAGTTGTCAATGGTGTAGCCTTTGTTCTTTATCCAAAGTTTGAACTCCTCGTCAAAAATTGGAGCCACCATGGACTGCAGTCTCTGACAGTATTTGTTGAATCTCAATTCCTGTATAAATGCTGTGCCCACTCTGCCGTCATTGTATTGTTGTTGCGAATCATCCGGTCCTGTGGGTAGGTACGACGATGGAATACGCAAACCTCTGAAAAGTTTATTTGTGAAATATCTTAAGTCGTCGATCTCGCCTAGGTTAGTTCCTCCCGGCAATGTGTCGACTTTAGAACCACGTCCTTCTGCCGTCTGTGGGAAGAAGTAATCCTCGTTGATAGACATTGGGTTATAAGTGGCATCAACGTAGTTGACTCCACCGGATGTGCTAGGAATTCTTCTTTGGTTGATTTCGTTTTTGACTCTCTCAACGAACTGCATCGCCAAGTGTGTTGGCATGTTACCAACATCTATGTAAAACACTCTACGTTCTGGTGCTCTCTGAACCCTGTAGATAATGATTGCGTCCTCCAGAAGTTCTTTTTGCTTGTACACCTTGAAGATCTGTTCAAGTATGGATTGTCCAAAAGGGAATAAGTTGTCTAGTCCATCACTTAAACTCATGTGTACCACGTGTTCGGCATTGATCGCATACTGATTCATTGTACGATAAAATCTGCCTCCCTGTCCTCCCGCGGCACCCATTCCTGAATTTATGTTACTGCCATAACCTGCCGATGAATAGTTTGCACTGTAAGGTCCGCTAGCGGTTCCTGTGCCACCATACACCTGATTGGGTGTTACCTGCGTTGCTGATAATCTCTGCAGGTTTGGATTGATGTCTCTGATTATGTATTGTTCCGGTACCTTGCCCTCCGATTCGTTAACTATGATTCTGTCGACCTTTGCCGCATCAACGTAGAGCCATTTGTTGGTCTCTGGATCTCTCACAAAGAAGCAGTCGCCGTATTTCAGTACGTTACGAAATATTCTAAATGTTCTTTTTTTGAATTGGTTTGATCGTGTCCACTGCTGTAGGGCCTTCTTGAGTAATTTAACTTCTGATTCTGTGACGTCATCTTTGAACACCAAATCAAATGGTGTTTCATTTTCCTTGTTGGTCTGTGTACAGAATTCTGCCAGTATGTCTAGGGCCGCATTGACCTCCGAATCAGAATCCATCTGATCGTACTGGAAGTATCTTTGTATCCTGTTAGGGTGTCCGGTATAGACGTCCGGTAGATAAGAACTGTAGTTCCTTTTTGAGAATTGTGGATTTCTATCTCCTGCTATGGGAGATAAGTTTGCGTCTTTAAAATATTTTTTCCAAGCCATGCTGTTATTTTACACTGAAAAATCTAAATCCGCAATAGAATTTTTCACCTCATTTGATTTTTGTAATTGTTTGTTGCTGATCATCACAATGCTATTTAAATGTTTTTCACTCTTTACCAGTATTTCATTCATTGATGATAGATTGGTGCCCAGTTGGGTCATCATCCTGGACATTTCTGCTCGATTGGCGGTTTCTGTCACTGAGTTTACGGTGGTATCTTTGGATGCCACTTGATTTTTGGTTACTAATGGCACTATCTCACCCGATTGTCCCGGTACGAAAAGTTCTGGTTTTCCACCTTCGCCCACCAAGTAAGGCTGTCCTCTGTTTACGCTTCCTCCCGTTTCTCTGCCTTCTACCATGCTACCCAGAGCCTGTCCTGCCATTGATCCCAGTGATGCTCCTATGGCGACTCCCATTGGTCCACCGACCAATCCCAATAGACCGCCTGCCACACCACCGACCAAACCAAGTATTCCTTGTGAGTCGTTGCTTTTGTCTTCGTCGAACAACTGGTATGCTGATGTTCCTAATCCTATGGCGGCACCTGCGTATGGTAGTCCCCTGCCTATAACGGCCAGGCCTCTGCCCATGGTGCCGAAGCCTCTGGTCAATGTGCCACCAAACGCTCCCAGAGAATTCTGTAGCCCGACATTACCTATCTTTGTTCCCAGGGCCACTATAGACACCTCCTTGGCAAAATTGACTGTGTACTTGGCCGCGTTGGCCGCCAGCACAGCGGTCGCTACCTTGCCGGGATTCTCCATGGTGAACTTGGCTATTGCGTTGGCCACATTCTGGAAACTGTCATTGGCGCCACCCAGGAAGTTTGAGAACGCAGTTGGCAAAGCGGACAAGAAACTTGTCTGGATGCTTTCGAATGAAGATTTCAATCTTCTGCTTGAATCCTGGAACTCCACCAACTCCTTGGTTAGTTCGTTTGCCTGTGCCGACTGTTGGGTATACGCGGCGTTAAGATCCAACGATAAATTTCCTAATTTGAGAACAGCGTTGGCGGCACCTGCTAGATCACCTGCCAATAAAGTGGCCGCTCCCGAGGTCCCTCTAAATCTTTCATTGAATGCCCTGCCCGACATCGTCAACGCCTGCAGTGTCGCGGTCACATCCCCGGATTGCTTGAATGCCAGGATAGCATCTTGGAATCCCGGAGCCAAGGCAACAAGTTGTTGCCCTAGGTCATCCAATGGCACTCCGGTGGCCAATAGGTTTTTGGCGGTTTCACCGAGTGCAGGATTGACGGCACTCAAGGTTGCTATAAGGTTCTGTGTTGTCCTGGCTTGTTCGTCGCTGAGGCTACTCAGGAAGGCCTGGAACACAGCATCGTCCTGTTGTGCCCTGACCTGCTTGTCGAGTTCGGTGTTCTGGATACCGGTCAGCCTCGACAACAGGTTAAGTTCTTTTGCGTATGCTATCACCGAAGTGGTGGCACTCTGTTGTGTGACCAGTGCGGCCCTGCCTTGGATCCTCTGTCTGCTTAGATAGGTTCCCAAGAATTCGTTCAACTGGTCTGTGGTTATACCAAGTTCGAAAAGATCTGTCTTGGCCCTGGATCTTATGGATTCAGAAAACAGGGCGAGGTTGTTGGTACCCTGATTGACTGTGCCAAATAAGGCGGCCAATGTCTGACTATTTTCTGCCACCAGGTCCTTGAATTCTTCGATCGGTAACTGCGCCGCCCTGGCTCCTTCTCGTAGGCCCACGAGGCTTTTGCCAAAATCAGCACCAACGCTGGCCAACGAAATGAAATTATCTATGTTGTAGTCCAGGCTCTTGGCAAGTCCACTTATCGGACCAAACGCTGTGTCCTCTAGGGCTTTGGTAAAGTATCCAAGCCTTGTGTATCCGGTGGTTGTGGCATCACCTAAATTAATGAATTGACCAACGGTGTCGGTTATTGCCGATGAATATTTTTTAAGTGTGTCTTTCGCAAGTTTTTTTGTTGCATCATCAAACGACTTCAGGCTGTCCTCGGCCGACTCCACTGCCAGCGTGACTTTTTTGAATTCTTTGGAATTTTGGTTAAGGTCCTTGAGAAGTGTCTTTCTTCTTTCTATTTCTTTTTGGATAAGGTCTCTGGCCTGTCTTCTGCTCGCGGCATCGCTGGTGGAGACTTTGGCCAGTGCCGCTATGCTTTTGTTAAGTTCCCTAAGATTCTTTTCCAGTTCTAAACTGACATCCTCAGCCATAGTGTTATAATTCCCTTGGTTTTATGCCCATATAAATAATAGACAAAAACATTATTATAATGTATATTTATAGGATAAAATGACAGCGGAAAACCCATTATCGAAATATTATAGACAGCCGTCCGTCTACATCACTTTGCCCAGCAAAGGGCGTTATTATGATTCAACGGTATTGAAAACCACAGAGACCGGTGAACTGCCGGTGCTTCCCATGAACGCCAAGGACGAGTTGACCTTCAAAACACCCGATGCCATGATGAGCGGACAAGCCACAGTCGACGTCATCAAGAGTTGTATCCCGAACATCTTGGATCCATGGAGATTGGTGAACTACGATCTCGACACTGTGCTGTTGGCGATCAGGATCGCCAGTTACGGCGAAAGCATGGATGTCACGTTCAACGTGCCCGTGATTAACGAAAAAGTTTCTCACAGCGTCAACCTCCCTGCTTTGTTGGAATCTGTGACAAGCGTGTCGATAACAGACGAGGCCAAAACCACAGCGGGATTTGTTATCAAGTTCAGACCACTGACATTCAAAGAGATAACCAAGAATCAAGTTGCCGCATTCCAACAGCAAAAAACCTACGCCAATGTGTTGGCCAGTAGTGCCACCGACGAGGAAAAGAGCAAAAAATTTGCCGAAAGTTTCAAGGCTCTCACAGATTTAAATTTTGATGTTTTGTTGAACGGTATAGAATCCATAACAACACCGGACGGAGACACCGTGACCGACAGCAAATCCATAGATGAATTCATATCGAACAGCGACAGCAGATTGGTAACCGAGATCCAGGACAAACTTACCCAGATCAGGGCACAGGCCAGTTTCAAACCATTGAGTTTCAAATCCACCGAGGAACAGATCAACAAAGGAGCGCCGGTAAACTACGAAGTGCCGTTGACGTTTGACAACTCAAATTTTTTCGGATAAAACTTTTATCAATGCCGGATTCTGACATCATGTCATATCTTAAGGATCTCGAGAAAGAAGGCAAGAATATCAAGCACGAACTTTTCAAGATATGTTGGTTCATGAGGGGAGGGGTAACTTACCAAGAGGCACTCAACATGGACTACGGAGAAAGGGAGATTATATCCCAGATAATCAAGGACAACCTGGAAACCACCAAAAAAAGTGGTCAACCATTCTTTTAAATCAATCTATAATATAGTATAATATTATCATGACAACAGAGGAGAATATATAATCACACAATGAGCAACAAAGATCTAGTGTCGGAATTAAAGGCACACATCAAAGAACTCTCAGCGGAAAAAGATGCATTGGTGAGAACCGTCACGATCAAGGACAGCAGGATAAAACAACTGTTGCTCAAGATCGAGGACGCCAACGACGAGGTCAAGAGCACAGTCAAGAAAATGGAAGAATACAAAAATGAGACAGCAGATGCCAACGAGGAAGTGGAAAAGATGAAAAAGAAGATCAAGACCATCAAACACAACCTAGGGGCAGATGTGCTCAGAGACGATTTAAATGACCAAGACCAAACCAACGCCCAAGACACTGCACAGGAAGACTAACCCAGAGGCCGAGAAACACGTCACCCAATGGATGATCTCTTTCGTGGAGAAACCTCATCCTTACTTCGGTAACATGCCTCCCTGTCCGTACGCCCAGAAGGCCAGGCTAGATAACAAGATCGAAATGGTGTGGTTGTCACAAGAAGATGATGATGCGTTGGTCGCCGAACACATACAGCAGGAGACATTCCAAAACATAGACGTCATGATCTTCATGGCGGATAGCGATAGGTGGACCTGGGAACAGGCCACACAACTCAGGCAAGATCTCAATACCAGGTTCGCCGCACAGGACAAAGTTGTGCTGGAGGACCATCCATTGGACAATGAAAAGATCGGTGACGTGACCATGAGCAATGGAAAATATTGCCTTCTGTTGGCACAGCGTAGGAGCAAACTCAACAGGTTCTCCGATGTGCTTTCTAAAACAACAGACTACTACAAGAACTGGAGCCAGCAGGAACTGGACGACGTGGTCACTTGGCGTTTCCGAGATCTTTAACCATCTCTAGGTCGGAATCACGTTTACACAGTCTCCTATAGGACTTTTTCTGGGTGCTCCATTTTTCGCCCGTCCACCACTCGAAACCCTTGTAACTGCACTTGTATTCGGAACCCCGTTCGTATCCGGGCCCCATGTAGAAGCAGTGGGCGCCGAGATCCCGTGCCCATTGTATCTCCATGTCCAGGGTCATGGCGGATATGGGCAACGAACTGGCGTGTAGCACAGACTCGATGCCGGGCAGTGATCCCGTGTTGATTTCCGGGAACAGTAAGTCGTCGGTGTAGTGGTCCATGGACTCTTGCCAATGATAGACACGCATCTTGGTGAAACCCACGCACCTGTCGTGGAGGTAGTACAGCAAGAACTGTGTGCGGTCATCCAGGTACTGCAGGGGATCGTAGAGGTCCCGGAAACCCTTGCGTTCTATGTAGTCCTGGTAGATGGCGTGTATGCCCGTGAGCGCCAGATCGTCGGTGGTACGCGGATGTATCGTCTTGACTGTGATGTCGACGCCGTCGTGTTGGTGTTTCCTGAATCTCGGTGAGTACCTGTCTATGTCCACCCGGGTGGACCTGCTCTGGTACCAGCATTCGCGACCGCGGTGCCTGTGGTCCAACAACAGCCATCCGCTGTCCAGCATCTCCGCATCCTCTTCGCCTTCTGTCAGTGCCCATGGCCTGCAGATCACCAGGTCCTGTTGTTCCTGCTGTCCAAAACTGTGATTCCAAATTAGTTCCACTGTGTTATTTAAATGAGATGTGTTACACACATCTAAAACTTCGCTGTCGCTCGTTTTGTTTCTATATCTGCGCCTGCTGTGGCAGATGAGCAGTCACAATTCGGCTATTTCTAGCCGAACTGACCGTACCCGTGTGGCGAGTATCGCAGTCACCATGCAACGCTGTCGTAACTGGGCGGTTGTGCTGTACCCATTCGCTTATTCATCCAACGCGAGCCTGTTATATCTCTGCATGATGTTCTATAACAGACCTGAGGTTGCTGTTTCTCAGAGCCTCATCTTTTTTGCCTGGTGCATCTACGGATTCACCTGTCGCTTGTTAGCCGCATTTCCGTGCTCACTTCAATGATGCTATGTGTGCCTTGATCGAATTAAAAATGTTGTGGTGTGCCTATCAGATAGTATATAATTGATATTGTTAACATGAGTGATAGATCTGAGTCAACTGGTAATTTGAAGAACCTCATAATGTTCCCCGCGGGGTGCCATGGGCACCTGTTGGAATATTTGATGGACTGCCACGAGGAAGGCAGATTGTTGCCGTCACCGTTCACGGGCACCGGCAACAGCCACGCACACAGGCCACTCCACAGCAGGTGCGTGGACATGGTTTTCAGAGTGCAGAAGGACATCGGGGATCTGCCGGACGCACACAGGACACTGGGGGTGACCTGTGCCGACAGCAACCTGTCCTATGCCACGAAATGCTACGTGGATCGTGGCGGGCACTATGGCTCCGGGTCCGGTCTGCGAGAGATCACCCAGGATTTCAACACCTGGTCCGGCCAGACCTTCCACCATGGTGGCAAGGAATACAGAGATTTCTTCGTGCGTCACTTCGGCCACGATGGCCGGTCGCCGGTCACGAGATTCATGCTGAGGAACTACTTCATATTCCAGTTCGTGGCGGCACCCGAGAGCCTGCTGATCAAGACCAGTGATCTGTGTGCCCAGGCACAGCACACCATCCCAGTGGACAAGATACTGGACTACTCTCATCTCAAGCAGTGGATCATGGGGATCACCGGGGTGGATCTGGACTTCCGACACATACATGACGAATTCCTTGGACGCAACAGGCCCCTGGCACTCATGAGGCAGGAGGATGACATATTCCACGCCGTGATCCAGGGCAAGGAAATGCCCATACCTGAATTGGACGTGGTCACGGAGGCATCGCTGTGCCACAGGATAGAGGCGCACTACTTTGAGGTGCCCGTGGTGCCGCAGGAAATATTCTACACCAACACCACGCAAATAATTAATTACATAAAACACTTCCCGTCGTACCTGAAGAGGCCCAACCGGCTCTTTGAGAAGTACTACAAGAAGTACCAAAGGAGAAACACAGATGTCGAGTAAATCCAAAAACAAGGGCAAGAGCTGGGAGAGAGATGTGGCCAACTTTCTGACAGATCTATACCAAGAATCTTTTGTTCGCGTGCCAAATAGTGGCGCATATGTTGGAGGCGCTAACGCTGTGCGGACGCAAACGCTGTCTGAATCACAGACGCGAGCCTTCAAGGGAGACATTATACCAGGTCCTAGTTTTCCATATCTAGTGATCGAAGCGAAAAACTATGGAGATTTTCCATTCCACAAACTGGCATTCAATCAACGCATCGCAAAATTAGACGAATGGATCCAGCAATCCAAAGACTGCTGTCAGCCAGGAGACATATGGTTGTTGTGTGTCAAGATAACACACAAGGCAAGTTTTGTATTGTGGGACAGTGATATTATTACCATGCCCGAGTCATTCATTTATGGTGGTTGGCCATTGGAAGATAACGCAGAAGAATACACACCCGAATACAGCGTTATGGAATACAATCAGTTCTGGGAGGAAAATGCTACATTGGTCAAAGAATACCAAGCACAAAAGAAGATTGCTGTGTGAGGTCCCGATATACAATAGATTGGATGCCTTCGAGATACAGATAAAGTTTGAGTATTGGTTGAGATCACGTCCAAAGTTATTGGAGATATATGACCAAGGTGGATTACAAATAGAAATAAACAACAACACATTGTATGGTTATGCTAGGATGTCAGATCGACAATATACCTATTGGTGTTTGACGCAAACTTAAATAGAAACATGCCTGACAAAAAACAGATTTTTCCAATTAAAACATCAACGGCCTGTTTGTTGAAATGGGGCTGGAGTTCTATTTTTTTCCAAAGTGGCACAACCAATTCTTGCCATCGCACACAACTTCACAAAATACCTGTTGACGATTTTGGATCTTTTCATAACGTTCCTAAAAAGATCGAAGATAGGCAGAGAATGTTAAAAGGAGAATGGCCAAAAAATGACTGCATGTATTGTAAAAAATTTGAAGATGCGGGACACTACAGCGACAGGATCAATCAACTTCATCAACAAACAGATCCAAACTGTACTCCTCCCGAACTGTTAAAAGATCCAACTGCCACCCACGTCACGCCTACAATGGTCGAGGTGTATTTCAAAAATACCTGCAACATGAGTTGCGTGTACTGTGGTCCACACCTCAGCAGTAAATGGGAAGAAGAGATCAAGAAACATGGCGAGATGCCCGAAATGAAGAAAAGGCTTAAGGATCCGTTCAGCATTGCCCAGGCTCAGCACAATCCTTTCTACGAGAAACAGAAAGAGGATTTCTGGAACTATCTTGCCACAGACGGCAGATACAAGGTGTTGCGTTGGTTTTCTCTGCTTGGTGGTGAGCCATTGGTTCTTCCAGAATTTGACGAATGCTTGGATTTTTGGCAAAAACACCCCAACGAAAACTTAACGTTTCAAATGGTGACAAATCTCAAAGCGGATCAGGCCAGGTTTAGCAAATTTTTAGACAAGATAGATATTCTAACAAGGCAGAAAAAAATTTATCAGTTCAAGGTGATAGCCAGCCTGGACTGTTTCTCTCCGGAAACAGAATACGTTAGATATGGAATGAAATTGCAACAGTGGAACGAGAATTTTGAAAGACTGCTTTCTATGAAAAATGTGTCACTAGGTATCAATTCGGCCATCAGTGCGTTGACCCTGCCAACGTTCGAAACTCTATTACACAAAATAAAACAGTGGAACGTGGGACGTAGTGTTACCAACAGGATCATACACAGTTTCAATTTGGACACAGGACTCACTGATCCAAAGATGTTGGGAGGACAGTTTTATGAAAAAACGTTAGAAAAATGCACGTCATTGTTTGAAGTCAAAAACGGAAGAGAGCTCAGCATCAAAAGGCACTGGCAAGGCATCGCTGAGCAGATCAAAAAAAGCGAAAAAAACACAAACGCTGTTGCAAATCTAAAAACTTATCTTGGATCTTTGGATTTTAGGAGAGGAACCAATTGGAAAGAAACATTTCCGTGGTTGCTTGAAGAATAGCATTAAGCCCGTTTCCAGGCCTAACGCTATTTTTTGGAAAATTAAGCGGCCGCTTTCTCGGCGTTCTTTGCCTCTTGAATTTCTTTTCTTCTTGCCTTAATTAATTTTGCCAACTCTGCTAATGCTTTTCTGGCTCTTGTAGCAGATGCCTTTACACCTTTGTCAGTGAATTTAGAATTCTCCTCTGAATAGGTTTGGATTGTTGACATAATTTGATCATGTGTTTGTGACATGTCTTTCTCCTTGTTTGCGTTAATTAATTAACCTTAGTGCTATTTTATGACGGTAAATGCGGTTTAGTCAATAGATTTATTTTTTTGGCCCTGTTTTTTCCATACAATAAATATTTTCTAAATATGAGAATTACCAAACTTGATCCGGAAATAAATCATAAAACTTTCCAAGATGGCAGGGGAGGCATAATGACCTATTATCCCCAAACCGACAGCATAAAGGAATGGAATGTGATTTTTACTAACAAAGGATCAGTGCGTGGCAAACATTATCACGAAGAATTTGACGAATACATTACCATCTGTTCTGGTGGAGGGGTATACGTAGGGGTCGACGACGGTGAAGAATATGCTGTGCCTGTGTCTGCCGGGGATTGCGTCTATATTGCCAAAAACGTGCCTCATACGTTTTACCCAAGATCAGACACTGTGATGGTTGCTCAGATCACCAAAAAATGGAATGACTGTGAAAAACCAATTACAAAAATATGAAAATTTTGATAACCGGATGCCTGGGTTACATTGGTACAGAACTTCTTGATCTTTTCAAAAATACTGATCATGAAATCATAGGATTGGACAACGATAGGTCTTTGTACGAAAGATTCGCTCCATTTTATATCAAAGACAAAAACATCAATTTGGTAGTAAAGGACATATGCGATGACATCAAGCAATATAAAGATGTAGACATTGTCATACATCTTGCCGCCGTTGTTGGTTATGTCAGTTGTGATGATAAACCGAAAGAAGCCTACAAAACCAATATAGAAGGAACAAAAAATGTATTGTCATTAGATAAGCCTACTGTATTTTTAAGCAGTGGAAGTGTTTATGGAAAGATAGGCACAGTTTGTTCTGAGATCATAGACCCTGTGCCAGAAACATTGTACTCCAAGACCAAAGTACAGGGAGAATCTATGTTTATGAAAAAAAAGGATTGGGTGATTCTTAGACCAAGCACATTGTATGGTATTTCTAAGAACATGAGACATGATTTATTGATACACAATTTGATGTCAGATGCTATTAGGGACAGTGAAGTACATTTGTATCAACCAATGGCTAGGCGTAGTTTCTGCAGTGTTTCGTGTGTGGCTAACTTGTTGTTCTATATCACAGAAAACTTTCAAAAATTTAACCGTAATATTTTCAATGTGGGGACTGAAAATTTAAATCTAACCAAATCGGAGATATTGGAAGAAATATCAAAATATGTAAGTTTTGAAACAAAAATTATAGATAACGAAGACAAGGATCAAAGAGATTATTATGTCAATTATGGAAAACTTTCAAAATTGTACACTGGGATCAAAAAAAATCTAGACATCTCAGACTGCATTAAATATTACAAACAATTTCATGAATAAGATTTTATTAATAGGTGGCAATGGATTTTTGGGCAACAATCTAAAAGAATATGCCAAAGACATACAGTTCGATGCTCCTAGATCTAGCGAATTAAATTTTCTAACGAAAAAAGGTTTTGAAAAATACTGTAAAGGGTATGATACCGTAATATACATGGCGGCCGACTATGGTGGTTTGAAGTATAATATAGACAACAGGCTCAAAATGATGTTCTCGAACACAGAAATGACCACTAATTTTTTTCATTTTATCAACGAACTACAACCAAAAAGAACTATAACGTTTGGAAGTGCCTGCGCCTATCCCGCCAATAAAGCACTGATGAAAGAAGACGAAATATATGAAGGAGAAGTTCATCCTTCTGTGAACGAATATGGGAATATAAAAAGAATGTTGGTTTGGGGGAGTAAGACTTTTCAAAAAGAATGTGGAATAGAGTGGGATCATTTGTCGTTGGCCAATATGTATGGACCATATGATGTCTATGACCTAGATAGGTCTCACATAGTTGGTGCTTTAATAACCAAATTTATGATGCCGGGCGGATCTGTACAGTTGATGGGCACTGGCATAGCAAGACGTGATCTAATCTATGTTAAAGATGTCTGTGACGCTATAGTAAAGGTGATAAACAATCGACCAAGCAACCAAATCATAAACATAGGCAGTGGAGGCTCTATGTTGATAAAGGACCTGGTAGATTTGATACATGAAATGACTGATCCTAAAAAAAATGTTAAATGGGGAAATCCTGATGAAAACGGATCTTTGGAAAAATCTTTGGACGTCACAAGAGCAAAGGAACTACTTAACTGGTCACCAACAACTTCATTGCGTGACGGTCTTGCCGAAACTATAAAATGGTATCAAAATAGCGTCAAATGATTATGTCAACATCGTTGGCGTAGTTCGTAAAACCATTTTCCTTAACAACTTTCAAAACTGAATTCACCCTGCTCACTAATTCGTCTTTGTGAGATATCAAGAAAATATTTTTTTGTTGTGTTCGCGACATTTCTTTCAGAACCGACATAGAGGATTCAACGCCCGAGGTGTCCATGCCTGCGTCGATGAGCTCATCGATAAACAATAAATTGATCTGTTGATAAAGGCTTTCCCAAACGTCACGGAACGCCCAACTTAGGCTCAATATCAATCTATTTCTTTCTCCTCTGCTCAAATTATCAAAATCTAATTCTCTTCCTAATTCTTCTATCTGCACAGTTAAATCTGACTGGAATATCACCGTGTGTGGAAGTTTCACTTGTTTGAGATACCATGCCAGCCTCTGATTCAAGTATGTCAAGTTTTGTTCTATTATTCTTGTCCTGACAAATGAGTCCTTCGCGGTCAGTAATTTGTACAAGAATTCTTGATGTCTGTGAAGGTCCTCCAACTCGTTCAATGTCGAATAATCAATTTTTTGTATTGCCGATTTCTTCAATTCTTCTATTTGTTCTTGATAGGGATTATCTTTTTTCTTGGTCTGCTCCAGTTGCCTTTCCAGGTCTTTCAACGATCCTTGGTGATTGTAAGCCTCTTCTATAGTGTCATAGAAAGTATCCGGTAACTGGCCTACATCTCCTATTTTATCAATGCTCGAATTTATTTCTTTTAGTTTATCGTTTAAATTGTTCTCGTCCTGTGTGAGTTCTTTTAGATCTGTCTCAAGTTTCTCCAACAACTGTTGATGTTTACTATCGTGCAGTGCCTGTTCACAGGTTGGACATTTGGCATCTTTGGCGTATTCTAAATCCTTGTGTTTGAACGATATCTGTTTTGACGTTTTTGTAAGGCTGTCTTCGTGATAACTTTTTTCCTTTTCGAGGCTTCTCAGAGTCTTTAAACTATCCTGTTGCTGTTGTATTTTCTTATGTAGCGCCAGTTCTTCTGTGATGTCAACTTTTTTGAGGTTGTCGATGGCATCCTGGAATTTTTCAATATCGTTTTTTTGCTGTGTCTTCCAGGCACTGTTACGCAGATTTAGATTTGTTATGGACTCTTCTATCTTCTCGTTAGAATTTATCATAGAATCGATTTTGTATTTTTCTTCGAGAGATTGTGTTTTGGTTGCTTTTATCTGCTCTTTCAAAAGATCCGCTTTCTGTGACAGTAAAGTGATTCCTAATAACTGTTCTATTATCTCTCTTTGTTCGGATTGTTTGGTAGATAAAAACGGTTGTGAATAAGTGTTCAAAGCAATTATGTTTTTGAACATAGAATGCGTCATTCCTAACAATTTTTCTATTTCGTGTTGTGTTTCTCTGTTTTCTCCCTGCGCCTCGTTTGATTCCTGCTCGATGTCGTCTTTGTAGAATCTCAGTGCTTGTGGTTTCCTTCCACGTTCTATTTTGTATCTTATTCCGTTTTTCTCGAACTCGATCGCAACCACCATGTCCTTGTTGTTGGTTTTGTTAACGAGATTGTCCTTACGTATTTGTGTAAGTGCATCACCGTAAAAGGCATAACTGATTGCGTTAATGATTGTTGTCTTGCCCGTGCCGTTTCTTGCGCCTGCGTCATCTCCCCCTAGGTCCATGTTCTCGCCTATTACAAGAACAAGGTTTTTGCCTTCGAAATTGATACTCTGGGCCTGATTGCCCACAGACAAAAAGTTTTTTACCGTCAATGTTTTAATTGTTAACAATTATTGCTCCTTTTTTTCTTCCATTGATGATATTCTCGTAGCCATTCTTTTTGGGTCACCTTCCTGTACAGAAAGTCGTTGATTGGTTCAAATTCATCAGGATCGGCAGACAACAGTTTTATTAATTTTTTCTTGCTTATTTTTTTAGTTGTTGACATCTAGGTTATTATAAATGGCCATTAAAACTTGTTTGTCGTAAGTCTTAGAATCCACTCCTTCTAATTGTTTTATTACAATTTGATCAACGCTGTCAAATTTTTCAATGCTGACAGGTTTTGCTTCGGCTTGATCCAGTTGTTCTGGAATAAGTTGGAATTCTCGCAATTTGTATTTTTCCATAAAAGTCTCACGTATGAAATTGGCTTCTTCGTACGAGATTTTAATATCCAACCCGACTCTCACATACATTTTCTCCTTCAATAGATTGTCCGCGTCATCAAGCAATTTTGAAATTTTGTAGTGCCTGTATTTTGGCATGAACGGGTAGTCTATGTATTGTGGTTTGCCTCCGTGTTCTAGTATCATCATCCCCCGAGCGTCATCACTGGCATCTGCATAGTTGTGTGGAAAAGCATTGCCGATATAATGAATATTTTTCATTGATTGTCTTTTGTGGAAATGTCCTGTGAACACATATTCCTGGTTAACAAAATGGTCGGATTTGATGCCACCAACATCCGGCATTTCTACCATTGCGTTCATCATGAAGTAAGGCAATTCAAAATGTCCAAAAATGTATCGTTGTTTGAGGTCTGGTATTTTTAAATGTTCTTCTGGTTCCAGCCACGGAATAATCGCAACGTCATCTTCCAGCATCCACTCATTGATAATATGTACATTTGGAATGTATCTTACAAATTCCATTGAGTTGATTTCTCTTTTTTCCCTGTAGTAAAGGTCGTGATTGCCCATTATCACGTACACGTTGTCAAACGCTTGTCCTAGTCTTTCCATATTACTAACTGTGTAGTTCATGGTGCTGACGTTTGTTGATGACCTGTGATGGTGCCAATCGCCTAGGAATATACAGGTTTCGCAGTTGTTCTTTTTGGCCTGCTCTATGAACCAATAGATAAAGGTCTCTGCATCGTCGTTGTGTATTCTGGAATTTCCTTTTAGGCCAAAATGTATATCTGTAAAACAGGCCGCCTTTTTAAATAATGGCATATGTTATTTTACCTCTTCAAAATCCTTTGGGTCTAACTTTCCGGTGTTCTTATATTTCTTGTTTAATTGCTTGATCGCTTTTTTTGTGTAAACTTTAACTGGAGCGGCCTCGTATTTCTGCCTGTGCCTTTGTTTCTTGTCTGGAAGGTTCCTGTAGAAATCTTCTTCGTGTTTTTGTTTTTCGGCATCGTTTTTCGCCTGCCTTGTGTAAGATGGCATCATGTTGTTCATTTCCATTATGTCATCCCTAATGTTTTGATTTTTCTTTTCGATGTTTAATATTCTTGTGAATGAATTTGTGATCGCCGCGGTGTAGTAGGCAAATGGATTCTCTGATTTGGATTCGTCGAACTGTAGACCTATCTGTGACAACTGCATCAACGCCTGGGACTGCATCTCGTCGTTGTAGGTGTAACCTCTCCAGTTTGATCTTGTGCCGTATCTTTCGCAGAGTTTCATATACATCAACGCAAGTTTGTTTGTGATCTTGCCATGGTCTGCTCTGAAGTTACCGTTGGTCATTCCACCTTCCCAGTGGCTCTTGCCCACACATTTTATCTTACCCTTGTCGTCTATCTTGAAATGCTGGAAAGGAGGGAAATTGACTTTAGTGTGCCTGTCTGCCACTGTCTTGGGTTTTTTCTTACGTTCACTGTCCTCTGGTATGTGATCAAAGGTCATCACACGAAACACCAGATCCGTTTTGTTTATCTTTCTTGGCGACACCTCGCAATCTGACACACGGAGTTTTTTCTGTCCCGATGCTTTGGCTTCCTCCCAGGCCAATTGGGTCAATTTTTTTGCCTTGTTTTTTCTAGCCTTTGCTATCGCGGAGGCATTTATTTTATTAACGTTTGTGACTATCAAGTCGTATTGATCGTCGTCGTCGGCCACGTAAGAACAATAGGTGTTTTTGCTCTTGTGTATCTCTGCCAACAGATCTTTGTTATTAAGATAATTGTTCTTTTTCATAATTCTTTCCGTTTAAATTGTAAACTCGTGCCTGTGGGGAATAAGTGCGCCTATAATGTGCCTAATAAATACAGTATAGTATAAAGTATTTTTGGGGGTAAAGCAACCTTTTATGTTGAACAACATTTCTAAATTCACAAACAAGTTGAAGAAGGTACCTGTGGTGGGTGGCTTCGTTGATCACGTGGTCAAAAGGCTCACAGGTGCCGGCTTGCCCAAGGGGGGAGAAGGAACCGATATTTTAAGGGCCACCGCATCATGGTCCACTCGTGATCAAAAAACTGATTTTCGCGTGAAACTGACCCTGCCTCCCACTAGCGATCTTTATAAGGTGTATTTTGGATATGACAAAAGCACAAGCGGGGGATTAACCTCCAATCCGGATTTTACCATTAACAATCTTATGTTACCTCTGGCCCCAGCGGGAGGTGTGGTGTTTCCACTTACACCTTCTATAATCATCAACCATTCTGCTTCGTATAATCCGATGACCATGCCTCATAGCAACTATCCTCATTACGCATACCAAAATTCTGAGATACCATCTTTCACTATAGTGGCTGAGTTTCCGGTGCAGAACCAATCTGACGCGAAATATTGGGTAGCGATGTTGCATTTCTTTAGATCAGTAACCAAGATGTTTTTTGGCAAGGATGCCGCGTTCAAAGGTAATCCACCTCCAATTCTACAAATGAACGGATATGGAGATCACGTGTTCAGTAACGTTCCGTGCGTGGTAACCAACTTCACTTGTGACCTAAGGCAAGACGTTGACTATATCTGCACAGAGCAACAAGAATCTGCCTCGGATAGCATAGACGAACTTACAGTCGTCAATCCAGACAGGAATAAATCTTGGGCACCGACTCTAAGTCAGGTCACGGTGCAGGTACAACCTATATACTCGAGAGACAGCGTCAAAAATTTCAGTATGCAGAAATTTATTCGTGGAGAATTAACAGGCAGAGATAACACAGTAGGATATATCTAATGGCAAATTATAGCAACACCAGTCCATACTTTGAAACACCACAAAACAACATCAGTCTAGATCTTTATCAACCTAGAACAATCACAGCAGAAGATGACGATATAGTTTACACCATAGATAGGATTTATGCCTACAGGCCAGACCTATTGGCCTTTGACTTATATGGCACTCCGAGATTGTGGTGGGTGTTTGCTCAAAGAAATCCGGACGTGATAGAAGACCCGATCTATGATTTTGCCCCCGGCAAGAATATACAGATACCCAAGTTAAGCGTATTGAAAAATGACCTAGGATTTTAGGCATGGCAGATCTAAACATCAATAATTTGCTCAACACTGTCATTTCGGACAAAAAGACCAAACAAAAAGTCAACGTTCAGGACGCATTTGCTATAGACAATGTGTTGAACCGCTATGCGTCATACAACTACTTGTTCACACTGTCTGCCATATCGGAAACAGATTACAGAGACCCCAAGCGTTATCTTGGAAAGAAACCCAAAGATGTCATAGCAAGATCTTCGGGCATACTCGAAGAACTCAGCCAGACAACAGACGGCGACACAATCAAAACAGAAGATCAAAAAGGGCAATCGTCTTTCGATGGTTTGAATCAAAGGGAAAAGGGAGCAATCAAGCGGGCACAGGGCATTTTGAAAGAAAAAAAGGATCTATATTTTGAAACTGTCAGCATTGATTCTGTTCATGGATACAATCAGGAGAGGAGGTTGGGCACTGTTACGAAGATTAGAATGAGACTCAATGAACCGTCCGGTATAACCCTGCTAGAAAAAATGAAGGCCGCCGCGTTCAACAACGGGTGGCGTGATCACATCGATGCCGCTTTTTTATTGACCGTTGAATTCAAGGGATTTGACGAGCTGGGCAAGGAGATGCCGTTGGACAATTCCGTTTACAAAAAAGTGATACCAATAAAGATCACAAGGTGTCAGATCAATGTTAACCAAGCCGGGGCAATTTACGACATAGAAGCGGTACCATTCAATGAATTCGGGTTCATGAACCGGTTCACTTATCTTAGAAGCACCATCACCTTGGAGAAAGCGTATGGTATCAGGAATTTTTTATTCAGGTTACAAAATGAACTTAACGCCAACACCAAACAGGAAGCAGATAAAGGACTGTTTGAAAAAGGCAAACAGGACAGGTACAGAATAACCATAGATCCCAAATTTGGCGACATCCCTCTCAAGGTGGACGGAAAAGGAAAAAATGTAAACACTGTGCCCATGCAGGATTACCAGGAACCGGACTTCTTCAACCAAGTGGAGACTCTGGCTTCTCCACCGAAAGTTTTTAAATTCGGAACCAAGACCGGCACCATACAGCCGGGAACATCTATAATGAAGATACTCGAGGAAGCAATGACCAGCCTACAACCGGTGCAGGACACGGTCAAGAATTGGTTCTTCAAAACAGTTGCCGCGATACGAGAAAAGAAAGGCAGAGAGCTCATAGGAAACGACGATCTTGCGTCACTGGAAGAATCGGACTACTACATAGATTGGTTCAAAGTCAAAAGCGAAGTGGTCCAGGACACCGGACAACTTGACAACATCACAAAACAACATCCTAAACTTATCCAGTATCATGTGTATCCTTACAAGTTGCACGTATTTAGATTGGTACAACCCGGTATTAGTTTGGGAGCCTCCAAAGATGTATTGGTAAGAAAGATTTATGATTACATCTTTACAGGTGACAACAGAAACATTTTGGATCTTGACATCGACTACAAGGTAGCATGGTTCCAGACCAGGCTTGAACCGGTCAGCCCCAATTGGAAAAATAGCCTTAACAGTGGACAAGACACATTTTCTTACAAATATGGCACAGAAACACAGATAGAAGATCTTTTACCTATTAGGTCATATCCTTCCGGAGTCAAGTCAGCACCGGCCGGTATCTTTAGCAGTGACGACAAACAGAAAGTGGATCTTTTCATGGATGCCTTGACAAATCCACAAGCAGACATGGTCAAAGTTCAATTGCGAATAATGGGAGACCCTTCATGGATCGGAGCAACACAATATTTTCCTTTGAAACTTTCTGTCACCGGCAATTCAAGCGTGGCAGTAAACCTAACACCGTCAGAATTTCAAGCCACAGGACAGTTTAACTCGAGGTTCCAGTGCTACAATGTTGAGGCCGTAGACCCTATAGTAAGATTGAATTTCAAAATGCCAAATGATTTCGACGAGCTGAAAGGCACATACAACCTTTCGAGAACCCAGACTGCTGTTTTTTCGGGTTTGTACCAGGTATATAAAGTTGAAAGCAATTTTGACAGAGGACAATTCACGCAGGTGCTTCACATGACACGATTTAATAATCAAGGAGAAATTAGAAAAACAAACTACCAAGAAGTGAAATGGTACGTTGCTCCAGATAACAGGGTGTTCACGGCGGCCACCACAGACACAGAGGGCAGTTTCTAATGGTAGGAAAATTCATAAGTGGAGATATATCATCCGGTAATCTACCAAAAGAAAAAATAGGACAATCGAGGGTAGATTCAGGTCCATTTATAGGCATAGTGAAATCTAACATAGATCCGACCAGGATGGGACGTCTCGGAGTTTTGGTTCCAAGTTTGACCGGTACCTTAGAAATAGACTCAGGACAGTTGGTCACATGTGAATATTTGGCGCCTTTTTATGGAGCCAAGTCAACAAGATATCTCAACAGCAAAGATCCATATGGATACGAGAACACACAACACAGTTACGGTATGTGGATGGTTCCACCGGATATAGACACAAAGGTACTTGTTATATTTGTGGAGGGAAGGGTTGATCAGGCTTTCTGGATAGGTTGTGTACAGGATCCTCTAATAAATCACATGATCCCGGGAATAGCGGCATCAAAGGCCACGGCGATGCCCGACGGACAACAAGGCAACAGTAAAATTGGAACATACGGCAACGATGAATTGCCATCCGGTGAATACAACAGATTGGTATTAGACGAGAGAGGGGATGACACAGCCAACCCCAATGCTCTAAGGTCAATACACCCTTTCGCGGAAACTCTTAGACAAGAAGGATTATCGCAGGATGACGTGAGGGGAACTACAACATCTTCCGCAAGAAGAGAATCACCTAGCCAGGTTTTTGGAATTAGTACCCCCGGAAGGAGAGATCCAGCCGCACCAGACAAGATAATGGGCGTGAAAAACAGCCAACACAAAGAAAAAATAGAAAGGTTAACCGGACACACCCTTGTAATGGACGACGGTGACAAAGACGGGGAAAACCAATTGATGCGTCTACGAACAGCGAGTGGCCACCAACTTCTTCTACACGACACGACAGGAGTGGTTTACCTAGCCAACGGATCAGGCAACACGTGGATGGAATTTTCTGCCAACGGAAGCATAGACATATACGCAGGAGGAAGTGTAAACCTCAGATCCAGAGGTGACATGAACTTTCACAGCGACTCGAACATCAACATGTTCAGTCAAAACGATATCAAATTGAGTGCGTTGAGAAAAGTGGTAGTGGATGGGGGATCTATAACAAATTATTCAGATACGGATATATTATTGCAGGCATCAATGGGTAGTGTACTGATGAAAGCACCGATAGGCAATTTGCTTACCGATGTTGGAGCAAATATAATAAGCCAAGGAAAAGGTGTGCACCACGTGATTGGTTCACAGGTTCATTTAAATTCGGTGCCAAGAATTGATGAGTTGGTTCCCACACAGTTCAGGACAAAATCTTATGAGGACACAGGGACCGGCACAGCCAGAGAAATTGTGCCTGATGTTAATCCTGTGGCAAAATATCTTAGAGGTCCGTTGGAAGTGACTCCTAAGGGTAACATCACAATGACCGGCATGCGAATGCCGACACACGAGCCTTATCCTTTTCATTTCGACAAGGTGGTCAGTTTCGTAGGATTGGCACCCGACAACAATGACCTAGTACCAGGTACAGCAAATTACATAGCACACAGGAATAGGACCAGTGACAACACAGCAATACAAATTGGTCAGTTCCAGGCCGATCTACAATATTATCTAGAGACTCAAGGATTTGGCACAGATGTGGCATCTGCTGTCAACAAAGTAAAAGGAAAAGTTACTCAAACAAAAACACAAAAATCTATAACCAAGTTACAAGAGTTGGCAGATGAATATACAAAAAATTACAAGGAAACTTACAAGATACCCGACCTGCCTAGCAACCTAAGTTCGATCACAGCAGGAGTCAGTGACGCCGTGAATCAAACCATACAGGGAATCACGGGAGATACCGTGAATTACCTCAAAGACCAAGTTTTTATCAAAGAGGCAGGAGAGATATTTTCTGCTTCTAATCTAGGTAGCAAAATAAGTGGTGATATCAAAAACGTTTTTGGTGATCTTTCATCTCTGATTAACGTGGACACCACAGTGGGAAATATTTTGAAAAATGATTTGCCGGGCAATGCTTTCGGTCCCGGACTTGGAAGCATACCTAAGATACCCGGCATACCCGACCTACAAGGGACAGTGGGTGATCTCAGTTTAGGTAATCTCACACGGAACCTTTCTAACCTTACCAGCAGGAATAGAACATTGACCACTGCTGTAGAAACTGGTCTTAAGATCAACGACCTTACACAAGGAGAAGCCGGCAAGGCATTGAAAGATGTTTTGTTTGGCAAAAATCCTCTCGGTGATTTTGATCCAGGCACACAGGGCATATTCGGAACCGGTGGTATGATAGGCAAGGGCGGAATAGTCACAGACGTCTACAAAAATATAATGGGCGGAAAGGCTACAGTGGTGAACAAAGTCCAAAGCATCTTCAGTGGAATAGGAACAGGATTCGAGAAAAAAATAGCCAGTATAGGTTCAGCGATCAACAGGTTATTTTCATAGGTTAAATAGTACTAATGGCGGCTAACAAAAAACTAAATGGTGTGAATTTTCAAATCTTCAAAGGATTCAGTTCCAGAGCGGAAAACAGCAATTTCAAACTTTATGATTTCGAGTGCGTGAAACAGGATCTAATCAACAGGCTGAGCGTAAGAAAGGGAGAACGTGTAGAAAATCCAGATTTCGGCACGATTGTTTATGATGTCATATTTGAACCTTTAACCGACGCTGTAAAACAAGCAGTTGCCGAAGACATCACTCAGCAGTTGAATGCTGATCCAAGGATCAGCACAGAAGAAATTATTGTAAGCGAAAGTGAACAGGGCATATCTGTACAAGCGTCAATAACCTATGTTCCTTACAATATTACCGAGAAATTGACCTTGGCTTTCGATGAAAACTCCACAATACGTTTGTCTTAATCTACGTAGTTTATTTTAATAATAAATATCATTACACTACACTATGGCCAGTACAGATAGACAAAACAGATTACTAGTATCAGAAGATTGGAGGAAGATCTACACTGCTTTCCAACAGGCAGACTTTAAGTCTTACGATTTTGAAACACTGCGTAGGACAATGATAGCCTATCTAAGGGAGAACTATCCAGATGATTTCAACGATTTTGTTGAGAGTTCAGAGTATATTGCTCTCATAGATCTGATCGCCTACATAGCACAATCGTTGTCGTTCAGAGTTGATTTGAATGCTAGGGAAAATTTTTTAGAGACTGCGGAAAGAAGAGATTCCATACTTAGACTGGCTAGGCTTATAAATTACAATCCCAAAAGAAATAAAGCGGCCAGTGGATTGTTGAAAATTATTTCTGTGTCCACTACACAGAACGTCACCGATAGTTCCGGATCAAACCTTGCTAACACTACTATTCTTTGGAATGATAGTACCAACGCCAATTACAGAGAACAATTTGTAAATGTTCTCAACGCGGCCAATGTATCCGGCCAGAAGTTCGGCGATCCGTTAGAACAAGACAGCATAGGAGGAATTGATACGCAAGTGTACACTTTCAATAATGTCAATGTTGGATTACCAATTTTTGCGTATACCAAAAATGTAAGTGGAGTCACAAGAAATTTTGAATTGGTACCTAGCACTATTTTAGATTCGGAATCAATTTACGAGCAGGCACCGTTGCCTGGTGGCGGTTTCGGATATCTATATAGGACCGACGGAGCAGGAGATTCAAGTCCTAACACAGGGTTTTTTGTACAGTTCAAACAAGGAAATTTATCCAACACGGATTTTTCAATTACGAATCCTACAACTAATTTTGTTCAACCTATATCAGTCGATAACATAAACAACGACGATGTATGGTTATACAAACTAGACGACTTTGGTCAGCCGGACACACTTTGGGATAAAGTGCCTTCGTTGTCCGGCAACAATACCATTTACAATTCGCTTTCGGCAGATAAACGTGATATCTACAACGTGGTAACCAAAAACAATGACAACATTGATCTTGTGTTTGGTGATGGAAATTTTTCTAACATACCTTCGGGTTCATTTAGGACCTATTACAGAACAAGCGACAATGCTAACTTTGTGGTTCAACCCAATGACATGCAGAACATACAATATCAGTTGGAATATGAAGATGCCAATGGTGGGACTCAGACACTTACAATAGTGGCATCATTACAACAAAGTGTCTACAATTCTTCTGCCACCGAATCAAACAATTCTATAAAAGAAAAAGCACCACAAGTATATTACTCACAGAACAGAATGATAACTGCCGAAGATTACAACATAGTGCCGTTGTCCGCCAGCCAAGATATCATAAAAACCAAAGCCAATAACAGGATAGCATCTGGTATATCTAGGGCAAAAGAAATAATTGACCCATCGGGTGCCTACAGCAGTGTTAATGTTTTAGCAGAGGATGGAATATTGTATAGAGAGGAATCTTTGCCAGCATTCACCTTCACTTTTAACAACAGGAATGATATATTGAATACAATCAATTCCAATGTTGAGGCAAAACTTTCGGAAGCCTATAGCAGACAGTTTTTTTATATAAAGTATGGATCAAAAGATGTTTCTGCCCTGTCGGCGAGTTGGATAAGCACAACAACATCTACAAATGAAAACACAGGTTATTTCAATGCAGGTGGACCGTTGCTTCTGGGAGATTTTTCTACCAATAACTTAAAATATGCTAAAGCCGGATCATTGATAAAATTTGTAAGTCCGGATACAAGAGAATTTCTAAATGGCAATTTGGTAACATCTGGAACAAATAATGCTGAAGATAGACAATGGGTCAAAATTAGCAACGTGGTCGGAGATGGTTCAAATGGGGGAGTGGGTAATCTAGAATCAGGAGTAGGACCCGTAACTTTAAGCAGTGTGGTCCCTGCTAATGCAGTGATTAGCAAAGTTTTTCCTATCTTCTCAACCAGTTTTACAAACACGCTGAAGAACGACCTAATAGACAGGGTAGAAAATTTTGAGACCTTTGGATTAAGATATGACGAAGATGATAGCAACTGGAAAGTAATTACGGCAACCAACTTGAGCCAAAGCAGTGTGTTTTCATTGAATAATGCTGGAGACACATCAGGCACAGAAATTGACGCCAGTTGGTGGTTCAAATTCACTAACGACGGAGATACCTACACAGTCACATATAGGGCCTACGAATATATTTTTGAATCTGTGTCCGAGAATAAATTTTATTTCGAAAAGACCGATAAAGTTTATGATTACGTTCTAGGTAAATCTGTAAAAGACACTGTAAAAATAGTTAAAAGCAACGATATTTTAAGCACGGGAAATGCTATTGGTTATCCAATCAATTGGCAAGTGGTAGACACCATAGAAGAGTCCGACGGTTATCAAGACAACAGAAAAGTCAAGGTTGGATTTTTTGATGACGATGACGATGGTGTTGTAGATAATCCTGAAATTTTCGACATAATTGTAGAACCCGACACCAACGTATCGACTAAATTTGTATTCTTCGAGAAATATATCGGATACAACAACATAGAAAGATACAGGCCTTATGCGGCTACAAATTTTGTAGTCACGCAAAATGAAGCAGACATTACATTACCGGGTGGTTACAGCAACGGGCAACTATTTTACTTCTATGACGAAAACGAAAATGTAATTAAAAAATACAATTCAACCACTATAACTTTAGAAACCTCCACAGACTATATCGCCAGGAGCGGTAGATCGGATTTGGTTTTCCAATACAAGCATAGTGCCGGACAAAATTCTAGGATAGACCCAGCACAAACAAATATAGTAGACATCTATTTGCTTGAAAGAAATTACGACTCTTTGTTTAGGGCATGGTTGTCGGACGGCGGCATCAAGCCAACAGAAAGCACCTCGGATCAATTGAGAATCAATTATGACGGAGCACTATCGCCTTTGAAAGCGTTAAGTGATCAAATAATTTATCATCCTGTAAAATATAAAATTCTATTTGGCAACAAGGCAGACGAAGAATTTCAGGCCACATTCAAAGTAGTTAAAAACAACAAGACAAATGTTTCTAACGCAATCATCAAGTCTAGGGTAATAACAGCAATAAACGAATTTTTCGCGTTGGACAATTTTGATTTCGGTGACACTTTTTATTTCACAGAGCTAGCCTCGTATATACACAAGGAATTGGCACCGGATTTATTGACAGTTGTAATTGTCCCTAATCAATCAGGGCAATCTTTTGGATCATTATTCCAGATCAGCGGAGCATCTAATGAGATCTTTATAAGTGGTGCAACAGTCGACGACGTTTCTATAATAGATGCCATTGGTGCTAATCAACTTGCGGCCAGCGGCACGGTGGTTACAAGTACCACTTCAATTACATCATCTAATAGATCTACTTCGGCGGTCGGAACCAGTACTAGATCTTCATCTGGATCTGGATCTAGCACAGGCAGTAGCGGAACAGGATACTAATGGCTGACACCCCTATAAACAGTCAAAGCAACGCCGAGGTTGTAAATCAAAAAAATAAAACTACCTTGAGAAGAACAGTTGCTCACCTACCGGCATACTACAGGACAGATAACAATGAAAGATTTTTTTCCAGCACCCTCGATCAATTTGTACAACCAGGAAATCTACAAAGGCTTGATGGGTATATAGGCAGGAATTATTCTTACACTAACCGACCAAATGATTCATACCTTACTGCTACTAGCGAGGAGAGAAAGAACTATCAACTTGAACCAACAGTGGTTTACACCGAGAAAGATACTTCATCTATCAATCCCGAAGATCAAGTTACGTTTACTGGCACTTATGACGATTATATCAATCAATTGAAATTTTATGGTGCTAAAGTTAACAATCATGACCGGTTGAATAACGGAGAAGTATATTCATGGAATCCTGCCATTGATTTTGATAAGTTGGTAAATTACAGAGAATATTATTGGTTGCCGGAAGGCCCAAATCCTATTTCAATAAACACGGTAGGGACCGGTTCGGTTTCTGACATAGATGTTTCTGCCAACGGTGTAAGTGCCTATAGGTTCAATAATTATGGAACAGCAGACAATCCAACGTTGACCGTGTATAGGGGAAATACCTATAACTTTATAAAAGACATCGACGCCCATCCTCTGTTCATAATGACAGAGCCATTCAAGACTGGAATTGCACAAGACGGATCAACATCTGTGATCTATTCAACAGGGGTCACAAACAATGGAGTCAAAAAAGGAACTTTGACTTTTTCTGTGCCTGATGACGCACCAGACGTTTTATATTACCAATGTGGTAGTCATTCACCTATGTATGGCATAATAAAAGTAAAAACTGCCACTTCTACCACAAAGATTGATGTGGAGCACGATATTTTAAATTTGAAAAATTATAAAACAACAGGTGGAACATCGCTGTCAAATGGAATGAAAATAAAGTTTTTATCCAACGTTACCGACACAGCAAAATACAGTAACAAGGAATTTTATGTAGAAGGTGTTGGCGAGGCCATAACACTCACAGATACCGCTGATTTGATCGTGCCTGAAAGTTATTCGGAAGAAACCACAACAACGTATGACGACATACCATATGACACAAGACCCTACAGTATAAGTTTTTACAGGCCAACCGACAAAGATTACATCACTATCAAGCGGGACTCTTTAGACCGAAACGCATGGTCGAGATACAATAGATGGTTCCATAGGAAAGTTATTGAGTCCACCGCGGTGGCTAATGGATACACTCCAGAACTGCTAGAAAACGACAGGGCCAAAAGACCTATTATAGAATTTGACTCTGGTTTGGCTTTATATAACCATGGTACGCAAGCCTTGAATTCTGTGGCTTTGATCGATACGACTACCACAGATGTTATGAGCACGGTGGTTAACACGACTGGGTACATTGTAGATGGTGTAAATTTAGTGGATGGCATGCGTGTACTTTTCACAGCGGACACTGACTATTTGGTCAAGAACAAAATATACAAGGTAAACTTCGTTACGGTTGGAACACAATCTGTCATTAATCTCACATTAGAAGACACTCCTTTGGATAAGCAAAATGTTTTCGTTGAATTAGGAACCGATAATCAAGGAAAAACTTTTTACTATGACGGAGACTCGGAAACCTGGAAAGCATCGCAGACAAAGACAGCATTAGGACAAGAACCGTTATTTGATATATTTGATCAACAACACGTGTCATTTTCTGACAGTGTAAAATATCCCAACAGCACATTCACAGGAGCAAAAGTTTTTAACTATGCGACGTCGGACTCCAGCGTACTAGACACCGTCCTTAATAAGAAAGTAAAGTACAGGACCATTAACAATGTTGGCGATATTGTGTTTGAATCTGATCTAAGTAGCGGAAGTTTTACCTACACAGATTCTAATAATAAAGTGTTAACAAAAAACTATGCCGAAGCACATCTGCACTACACCACCGGTAGGACCAGTCATAACTCAAAGAGCGCCTGGATCAAACGAAACGAAAATAGCATACAACGGGTAATTAGGACCTATGTCGTGACACCTGATGAGTTAAGACTTTTTCCTATAGATGTTTTTGAAAAGTCAAAAGATCTGTCAGATCTTTCGATATCTGTGGACGTAAATCATGTGCGTAAAGATTTAAACCTTGATTACACTTTGGTCGATGGAACAACAAACAAATATGTAAAATTCACCAAAGAGCTTAAAGTAAACGATTTTGTGAAACTGGAATGTTACAGCAGTGTGCAGAAAGTGGATGGAGTTGGTTTGTACGAAGTACCAGAAAACCTTTCGATAAATCCGTTCAACTCACAACTATCGGAATTCACATTCGGTCAAATTTTAAACCACGTGCATGACATACACGAGAAAAACATAGAGATAGTCGGTCCTATGCCGGGCAGTTCAAACCTCAGGGATCTACCGGATGTAAGGACCAAGGGTGGAACAATACTACAACACGAGGCATCGTTGGTTCCATCGATGTTTTTGTTAATTGATAAAAATGCCAATCTTATTAGTTCCATAGATTATGTCGCCAGCGAATATCAAAAATTCAAAGAAAATTTCCTGAATTATCAAGTGGGCACTGCTTTCGAAGGCAATGTTGCCGACAGAGTGGACGAGATAATCGAATCTTTGGCAAGGGATAAAAACAATTCTTTTCCTTTCTTCTACGAGGATATGATAGGACACGGAGAAAACGTTAGTGTGAGAAATTACACGGTAGAGGATGTTTCTGAAACCCAATATCCAATCGACTCGCAATTCGATGTTACTATTACTAGTAATAGGGCAGTCTATGTCTACTTGAACGATTCACAACTTGTTCTTGGCACAGACTATAGTTTTAGCACAGACACAGACAATGTAAACATCACCGCTACTTTGAATGTTGGAGATAAGATCACAATCAAAGACTTCTCAAACACAGAAGGTAGTTACGTGCCGGTGACGCCGACAAAGTTAGGAATCTATCCAAAATTTAAACCAGAACTGATAGTTGACGACAGTTATGTGACCCCACAATCCGTAATTGTCGGCCATGACGGTTCACGAATTAAGGCCTTTGGTGATTACAGAGATGATTTATTATTGGAATTAGAAAAAAGGATCTACAACAACTGTAAAACGTCATATGATAGAAGTTTGTTAGATATTTCAAAGGTGATGCCTGGTGCTTTTGCCAGTACAGAATATACCATGGCGGAGCTCAATGAAATTCAAGCGAATGATTTCTACACCTGGGCAGGAAAAAATGGAGTGGATTTTAGGGCAAATACTTCTTACAGTGATTCAAACACTTTCACTTTTAACTATTCAAACAGTACGGGTAGATTGAATCAAAAAAGGCTTCCGGGATTCTGGAGGGGTATTTTCTTTATGCACTATGACACCGATAGGCCACACACGCACCCATGGGAAATGATAGGCTACTCAGAAAAACCTTCATGGTGGGAAAGCACTTATGGAGTTGGACCGTATTCATCGGGCAACACGATAATGTGGAATGATTTGGCGTCTGGTTTCGATGCCGGTACCAATCAAGTGAACACTAGGTATGCTAGACCAGATCTATTAGATTACCTACCCGTTGACGCAAATGCTAATCTTTTATCGCCGATCGATATAGGGTTGATAGGTAGTTACAGTAGGAAGAAGTTGAGCGGAGATTGGAAGTTCGGAGACCATGGACCGGCAGAAACAGCATGGAGGAGAAGTTCGGAGTTCTGCTTCTCGATAGTCAAACTATTGGCCTTGACTAAACCTGCTGAGTTTGGATCTTTATTTTTTGACAATTCAAGATTAACAACTAATGTGCAGGGTAATATCATCGATTCGGACA